ATGTTTGTACTACATCAAGACAGTGATCTACTCAACCAACCTGGTTATCAAGGGTACAACAACGTTATTGGCAGTGTGCGTTGGAGCGGATTGGTCAGCGGGCGTTATGACGAGAATGAGGATTCCACACCAAGTAATTGGTATTTGAATTTTGTAATACCCGCTGGATCTACTGTGGCTAGAACCTATTATCCTGCTGTGAGATCGTCAAGCTCGGGTACTTACTCATTGGCATTAAACAGAACCGTGTCAAGTTTAGGTCAAGACAGCTATGAAGCAATGATTTCCACTGGCACTATCATGGAGATTGCACAATGAGCACCGTGATTGTAAAAAATATTAATCCCCCAAGTTCAACCAACAACGTGCTATCAGTGTCACCAATTTTGAGATACTCAGGGTCAATCATACAAACTGTGGTAGTTAGATCCGACACTAGGACTACCTATACGTCGTTGACCAGTGGCAATGGTACTACGGTATCAGCACTTAATTTAACAATCGCACCACGCTATGCTGACAGCACGCTGGTAATAGAGTGGATGATGAACGGTGAAATTCATAATGACAATGTGTTTGTGCTGCACAAGGATGGTAATTTGATCACAACTGCAAATTACGAAGGTTACAACAATCAAGCAGGCAATCAACGCTGGAGTGGTTATGTGTCTGCTTTTTATGATCGTAACGAGGACAGCACACCAAGTAATTGGAATATCTTTTATTCTTGTCCGGCTGAGAACACGACCTCTAGAACCTATGCACCAGCTGTTAGGTCATCAACTGACACTCAATATACGTTTAGTTTAAATCGCACCTTGGCAGGTTTAACTCAGGATGCGCATGAAAGCATGGTCAGTATTGGAATTGTTCATGAGGTGTCAGCATGAGTACATTACAAGTAGGAACAATCAACACTGGCAATCCAGCGGTAACTGTTGCACCAGGTGTGCAGTTTAACTATGCTGGTAGAGTGGTACAGATGTTTACCAACAGAGTTGATGAACGCACTACCTATTATTCCAGCAACACCGGCAACGGAACCACAATAGCTGAACTTGCTTTGAGTATCAAGCCACAGTACAGCACAAGTTTGTTATGGATGCAATGGATGATTAACCACGAAGCTGATCATGACAATGTGTTTTTAATACATCAAAACGGCAGTTTGATAACCACTGCTGGATATGAAGGATACAATGCCAACGCAGGCAACAGTAGATGGAGTGGAGTGGCTTCAACTTACTATGATAGAGACTACAGCAGCACACCTTCGAATGTTTATTTGCAATATGCTATATTAGCAAGTTCAACCGCTAGTAGAAATTATGCTCCTGCGGTGAGATCGTCTAACAGCAACAACTATGTGTTCTGTCTTAATAGACCAGTGGGTAGCCGCGGCGCTTCTGGTAACGAAGTCACGGTAAGTACAGGCATAATCATGGAGATACAGCAGTGAGCACCTTAATTCTAAACAATTTACAAAGTAATCAGGCCAATGGGGTGATCTCTGTGGCTTCGGGTAATGTGGTGTACAGTCCTGGAAGTGTGATTCAAATTCAAAGCACTACCAAAACAGACACATTTTCAGCAGCACCAAATGGCACATGGACTGATATTTCTGGCATGGCAGTGACTATAACACCTAAGACAACAACCAGCAAAATATGGATGGTTATCAGCGTGGTAGGTGCCGGCAATGGCGTAACTCCTAAGATAAGACTATTGAGAAACTTGCCCAGCGCAAACACTGTAATTGCTGCAGGCGACACATCGGGCAGTAAACAAAGTGCTATGTTTGGATCATTTTTAAATACTGACACAAATCAAACTATGGCCTTTGGATCAAATTTTTTAGACAGTCCTAGCAGCATCAGTGCGATCACTTACAAATTGCAAATTAACGCTGACAACTCAAACACATGGTATCTAAATCGCAGTGTTAGCGACCAAGACAACAGCACCGGTGGTAGATATGTATCAACTATCACTGCAATAGAAATAGCAGTGTAAAGGAAAAGAGCATGAGTACACTTAGAGTTAACACATTAACTAACACTGGCAATTCATATCAAATCAGTGTAAACAGCATCAAGTTTGCCTATGCTTCGATGTACTATGCAGTGAATGATGCAGCAGGGAGTTTGACAATAGCAACTTCAGGAACCAATGGTACTAAAATGTTGTTTAATAATCTTGGACCCAGTCAAAATATCACAGCAAACACCAGCACATCAACCTGGACACATGCCTACACAGGCACTTATAGAGTATACACTGCCTATCGGCAAGCGTCAGGTGGAGATGTTTGGACTGTGCTAGCAGTTACCAAAGCAGGAGATTCTGTGGCAGTTGGTGTAAGCACGAGAACTGGTTCGGAAGACAGCCACAATGAAAACTACACAGTGGTTTACACAGTAGACAACACATCAGCTACTTACCAATTACAACACTGGGCTACTACTACCAAAACAGTTTCAAGTGATTTTCAAAGTAATCCGGGATGGACTAATTATTCTGCGCTGTGCGGCAACACCACTGGTGATATTGGCCGCATGGTTGATTACTACATTGAAAGAATAGGAGATTGATATGAGATATGATTTACCCACAGCATTGATAAGTCTGCGCCCAGGCTGTCGTTGGAGCCTCAACGGGGATGACTACAGCGGGCTGAATTGGCTAGAACCAGATTCTGATCCTCCCAGCCGCGCAGAGTGTGAATCTGAAATGGCCCGGCTCAAAGAAGTCTATGATAACCAGCAATATCAACGGGATCGTGCTCAGGCCTATCCCAGCATAGCTGATCAATTAGATGCACTGTATCATGGCGGTTACGAAGGGTGGCGTGCTGAGATACAAGCAATTAAAGATCTTTACCCAAAACCTGAAAATTAACAGTTTGGTAAATACTCAGACGAAACTTAGGACACGGCAAAATGGCGATACAGGTACAATTTAGACGCGGGACAACTTCGCAAAACAACGCTTTTACTGGCGCAGTGGGCGAAATCACAGTGGATACAACAATCAGCACTGTGCGTGTACACAACGGTTCAACTGCCGGGGGAACAGCACTGGTTAGTGCTGATGGTGCTCAAACGCTTACCAACAAAACTCTTACATCTCCTACTATTTCAGGTGTGGGATTGATAAGCATGACAGGCAACATCACTGGTGGAAACATCACTGCTAGCGGCAACATCACTGGTGGAAACATCACTGCTAGCGGCAACGTCACTGGTGGAAATATTACCTCAGCTGGCATTGGCAACCTCAATGTTGTAATTGTAGCTGCAAATACCACAAGCACGAGTACCACAACTGGTGCCTTGCGTGTTAGCGGCGGCGCCGGCATTGCTGGCAATGTTTACTCAGGCGGGATTGGTAGTTTCACAGGCAATGTCACAGGTGGTAATCTTACCACAGCAGGTGTGCTCACAGTTAATTCAAACAATGCTGTTTCTGCTATTGTGAATGGCGGTAGTAATGCCGTGGGCAACATTGGCAGCAGCTCGGGTTATTTCAATACTGCATTTGTCAAAGCAACTTCGGCACAGTATGCTGACTTAGCTGAAATGTATCAGGCAGATGCCAATTACGAACCTGGCACAGTGTTGTCGTTTGGTGGTGAACATGATGTCACTATCAGTTTGCAAGATTGTGATCGTCGTGTTGCAGGTGTGGTTTCAACTGATCCTGCTTACATAATGAATTCAGTCATGGATGCGCCAACCGCTGCTGCGGTGGCTTTAATGGGCAAGGTTCCAACCAAGGTCCTTGGGCCAGTGGCCAAGGGCGACCTAATGGTTAGTGCTGGTAATGGCTATGCACGAGCAGAATCAAATCCACCAATGGGATCAGTGATTGGCAAGGCTCTTGAGGAATCCCAAGGCGGGACGGGAGTCATCAACGTAGTAGTTGGTAGACTCTAAGTTTTTTTCCAACGTAGCAATTTTTTCTAGAATAGCCTGCAAATGCATTGTGTTCCAAAGACCAGGATGCATTGGTTTAGGCCATGTTCCACTATCTATCCAAGCATATCCAAGATGTTCGTCATTTAACACTGGTACGAATTCTTGATCAACCTGGCAAAAAAAGGTGTGATAACTGAATGTTTGATCACCTGAAGTCCACTTTTCTAGCGGCAGAAATTTGGCGTTGACAAAATCTAAGTTTAATTCTTCTTTGCATTCACGGTGTATAGTGTCAAGTAAACTTTCTTCAGGATCGCACTTTCCTCCTGGCAATCCCCAGGTGTTGGGATGACGAGTGTCGTTACGCATCACATATAGATACCGTTTGGTTGTCACACTGAAAAACAGCACACCTACTGCGTTTAAAGAATTAGATTCCACGATCCCCCCGGATACAAGCCGTCATAACTTTTAACCCATTCCTCGCCGGTCCATTTGTATTGAATACTAGTGGTTATGTTTGTAACGTATTGTACATCCGCAAGGCTCTGACTGTCAAATACCACACGCCAGCGTTGACCATCAAATTCCACAATGTCGTTGGCATTGGCAATTAAAGGTTGACCGTTGACACCACGCCAGGCAGTTGGATTAGCGTCAAAGGTGTATGGATTACCAAAGGGATCAGTTTGAGTACTAAGGTTATCAGCACTACCAGTGGCTTCAGTAAACAAATAACGCTGTCCTGTCATGCTGGAATCTAAGCCGTCGCCAGGTGCATTTTTAAGTGGATTTATCACAGCATCAATCGCAGTCAAGGTGTTCTGAGGCACTGTGTCTTGATCAATATTGAACAGTAAGAATCTATCATCTGCAGGATTCAATGCCACTGTACCAATTATCTGACTGTCTTGGTCCCAGGGGTTATCTAGAGTAACATAACTAATCCCTGGCCTTAGAACGCCATATAGGTTAATAACGCTTGGCCATACAAGTTCATCGTCTACAGGGGATGCTGGTGGAGTCAGACTTGTTATAGGTTGTGATATCACATCATTGGGCTGTAATATCTGTAACTGTCCGTTTAGCAACAGCACTTGATAATTGTATGGAGTAACCTTGACTCTTGTGCCCAGCAACAAATCACTTTCAATCACAGCATTTGACGCATCACCTTGACTGTCGTAAATGCTGGCAATCACACGCTCTACAACACCAAGTTTCTTGATCTTGGCTGGACTGCTGATCCAGATGGGCAATCCAAATCGTAGACTACAGATGTCAATAGGATCGTCTGTGCCTACTGGAATGCTTCTTGAACTCCAATTCACTGACTCTAGTTCTACTACGCTTAGGCTGGTCCAATCAATATAGTTGTCTGTGCTTTGTACTTCCAGTGCAGGATTAAACAGTGTTAATATCTGTTCTAGAATCTGCATTTTTTGATTGGTATTACTGGTCCATATATCCAAAGTTAATGTGAGTTTATAAGGAACAGGCATTAATCTTTCAATGGTAAACGCATTGCCTTGAGTTACTTCGTAACTGTCGTTTTCTGTGTCGTAGTATCTTTGCCGAACATTGATTTTGTCTATAAATGTGGGCTCTTGTATTCTTCCTCGATCATAATCAAGACTTGAAATATAAAAAGTCATGATTGGTGTACTAGGCATACTATTAGATGAATTCTGCTGAATAATGGTTTGAGCATTACGGCT